TAATAATCAAAATGGTTGTCAAATATGAAAATTTTGAAGATTGTTTGATGCGAATTAATAAGAATACTCCAGAATTGGAGTTACACAGAGTTATTGGAATGTGTAGGACTTATTTTCCTAACATTTCATACATGCATAGATTAATTCAGACATTTGAAGAAATTCAAATGTTTGTTAATCTTACTCAGGAGTTCTGGCTAATTGTAGCTGGAGCTCTTGTCATGTTAGCTCTAGTTTCGGTAACACCTTATTGCATGCGTGCAATTTGGTTGTATCTATGTGATCTTTACAACTGGTACATTTTGCATAATGCTAGTGAGAAGAGGTATAAGAGTCTTGATCGTGACGACCCGTATCTAGAGGACGACACGATGATTAAACTCCCTCAACTTACTACAGTTTATGCTAAGGTCGGTGGTGACTTGATAAAAGTGCTAGTTGATGCAGAAGGTAACATAGTAGGAGTACCTGTGGGTGGAACACAGGTGGTTGATTCTACCATTAATGAAATGGCGATGCCTTACTCTAAAATTTATAATTCTAATAAGACCCCAAAAGGGATGATAAAGTTTTATGATTTGGACATGCATCCGGTTGGATGTGGTGTCAGAGTAAGTGATAGGGTTTTGACAGTATCGCACGTTGCTCAAATAGCATCGTTCGCTGGAACTAGTAAGAAATCCGCCGTCAAAGTAGTTAATGTGCAACACGCGGAAGCATTGGATTTTGCGGTCGTTGAGTTGCAGCAAGGAGCTTGGGCTTTCTTAGGTGTCAAATCTGCAAAGATTGGCAGACCAAAGTTAAACCAAGGAGTTATGGTCTTTGGACAGAAAGATGATTGTGTCCAAAAGTCTGTAGGAGTTTTGATGGATAGAACTGATGAACCATTCGTAGTCTCGCATAATGCGTCGACTTTAAAAGGATGGTCTGGAGGTCCTATCTACTCTGATAACCGAGTAGTCGCTTTACACGTCGGTAGTCGTGTTAGCGATGAAGCGGTACATAATAGAGCATTAGTTCTATTTCCTTTTGTAGAACATTTAGTAGAGGAATCAGATGATGATCGATCTAATTATATTTATAACCAGATCGATTATGAAACCTTGCGTAAAGGCAAGAAGGGAAAATTTGATAGGTTAGATTTTATGGGTGTAACTTATGTGACTTCTGGCAATAATTATGTGAGGATGGCGGTAGATGAGTTTGAAACTATGAAACAGGATAAAGGTGAAACTTTATGGGCTGACGTAGAGGATGACGACATCGAGCCTCCTGATTTTCTTTACACATTTGAGTCAGATGAGCCAAGTCAGCATTTTGGGCAAGCCTCGAGCCTAGACTCGAGGTTAAAGCAACAACTGGCATCGTCTCAAAGAGTGACTTTAAGTCAGATTATGAGAGAGCCATCAAAATCGTCGAAACCCATTATGCGAGAGGCAGTTATTCGCCCGATTACGCAGTCGGTGATGTCAAAGGAGCAGTCCAAATTGGCACCACAAGGCGTAAGTCAGACAGATTTTCAAAGAGACGTGAAGTCGACTTTAAAAGAGTTGAACAAATCTGTCCAGAGCTTAGCGAATTCTGTTGGCCAAGGCAAGGAGTTGCCGAAACCAAACACGCCCTCGGACTTAAACTCACAGGGAAAAGATGTACCCTCCCAAAAGTCGAAACGGAGGAGGAAGCGAGGTGGTGTCAAGAAACTGTAAAAGGTTTTCCTGACTATGAACCAGATTTCCGGTTTGCAGATCCGTACTTTAACTTGGATGGTTGCATAGCACTTTGTGCTAGTGTAATCAACACAGTTCCTAAGGACTCATCTCCCGGATATCCGCTTTCGGCATTTTATGCAACGTCCGGTGAAGCCATTGAGATGGAAGAACAGTTAATTCTTCAAGTTTCTGGTGCCCGGTTGTATTTAATGTTACTCTTGGAAGTCTCTGATCTGGCAACAGCAGATGCTTTCTTGACTTTGAGGTTAAGGGATCCGGTTTCTACTTTTATTAAAGAGGAACCTCATCCTAAGAGAAAGGCAGATCTAAGAAAATGGCGGACAATATGTGCCATATCACTTGGAGATCAAGTGATAGAGCGTGCTATGTTTATGCATTTTGTCGATGGTATAAAGTTACAATACCCTAACCTTAGCTCTGCAATTGGTATAGGATTCACGGATGAACAGATTGGTGAGTTCGCTGACAAGGTTGTTAGTAGAATTCCTAAGGGTCACACATTGTATTCTAGTGATATATCAGGTTTTGAGTCATGTATTGACACCCTGATGTTGTATCTGGTTACAGTGTGTGTGTTTATTTGTATTCCATCAGTCTTTCATAGTCGTCTTAAGGCTTATCGACGATCTATGAATCTCTGGGTAGCATTTACGGCGAAGCCAGTTTACTATTTTAATGATGGTACTTTGTACCAACAGTTAGTAGCTGGTCTTATGCCTAGTGGTCGTTTTATGACTACTGGTGGTAATACACTGATGCGTTTGCTGTTAGCGACAATAGTTAAATCTACGGCTCCAACAGCAGCAGGAGATGATTGTTTGGAAGCATTGTTAGATGCTGATAGTACTAAAGAGGCTTATGAGGAGCTTGGTTTAACCATGCGTGATTATAAGACTCATGGAAATGAATCATTTGAATTTTGTTCCCATTTGTACTATAAAAGCGGTGGCCAGTGGAGAGCTGAACTGCTTTCCTGGCCTAAGGCGTTTTACAAGCTCGTCACTAAGAATAGTGGCTTGGAGCAGTGGGCGTCTGTCTGGCATGAGATACGTCACAATAGTGGTGAAGTCAGAGCTAAATTCATACAACTTCAGATGGAGTTTATGGATTTAGACTTTGAATCTCAATGAATCCTACATCTTGGTGCCAACGAGCTCTGGGAGGGGTTGGACCAAGATATCATACTACAATACCATTTAACACCAATGGTAAGGAATAGACAAAGGAAGAAGACGAAAGCTAAATCTCAACAGCCTACCTATGGTAGGCCGATTAAGAAAGCTAACACCAAAATTGGAAGAATAAGAGCTCCCAGGATTAGTAATAGTCATGTTGAAGCTGTTTGTTCAAACATTGACCCATTCTGCCCAGCGGCAAATGGTGCTAAACAATTTGGTGGTGGTTCGTCGAA